TTCGGTGGTTATGTAACATACACATTCAACCCAGTGTCCAAGATATTGCGTATTGTTCGTGATCCAAAAGGATCTGGTGAGCGTGTATTAATATGGGCTGATGTACAAAAGACAGAAGAAATATTACTTCAAGATCCAGGCGCTGGAGTATGGATTGGTGACTTTATTTTAGCTAATCTTAAAGTTATGATTGGTGAAGCCCGTGAGAAGTTTGGCACTATTGCTGGACCGGGTGGTGGTACAACATTGAACGGTACTGCTATGAAAGCAGAAGGTAAAGCTGGAATGGAATTGTTAATTGAAGAATTGAAGAAATATGTAGATTATTCTCAGCCATTGACATGGGTACAGGGATAACCTAAACAGTTTATTTTGTGTTGCTCCTGTAGTATAATAAGTACTTCAGGAGCATTTTCATATATGATTATCGGAATCACCGGACTAATCGGATCAGGCAAAGACACAATTGCCGACTATCTTACTACACATCACGGATTTAAGCGAATCAGTTTTGCATCCAGCCTTAAAGATGCGATAGCAGTAATCTTTGGATGGAACCGTGAATACCTAGAAGGCACAACAAAAGCTAGCCGAGTATGGCGTGAACAAAAAGATAAATGGTGGAGCAATCGTTTGGGCATGGACATTACCCCAAGATGGATACTACAATATTGGGGAACTGATGTATGTCGTAATCATTTTCACAATGATATCTGGGTAGCAAGCGTAGAACACAAGCTATTAAACTCTAATGAAGATATTGTAATTACTGATTGTAGATTTGCCAATGAAATAAGTGCTATTAGAAACATAGGTGGTATAGCAATTAGAGTAAAACGAGGTCCTGATCCTGAATGGTATGATTCAGCAGTAGCATATAACAGAGGTCCAAATGGTAATTCAACGTGGGCTATAAGTAAGAGGAAGTTAGACAAACTACATATTCATGCCAGCGAATACAGTAGTGTAGGGTTAGACTATGACCATATGGTAGATAACAACGGAACCATTGATGAGTTACACAACACCGTGTATAGTATCATTAATAGTCAATCTGTAGATCACCACGCCGCCAAGTAACTTCTTTCTTTTTGACAACTTCTACGCAGTTTAAACAAATACTGCGTAGATTAGTTTGTTCAATATGTTCTAAGTTTCCATCAACATGAAACACAGTTATTTGTGTTGTGAATAGACTTTTAAAGCCACATAAATCGCATGTGGCTTTTTTCTTGTATCCACTTTTAGTCCAGTTAGCAGTTCTGGCTTTCAGTTTATTTTTCTTCCTGCCACACTCATCACATGTACTTCTATAATGTGTAACCCCATTGCGCTTATAGTTTATAGCGGTATGATTTTTATTACATTTTGTACAGATAGGGCGTTGATTGAGCATATATTATTTAGTAGCAGAACCTTCGAAGGTACGGTAATACCGACTTTTTTCAATTTATTAATAAATAATAGTATGCAATCAGGTTGTAAACCTCAAAATTTTACTAAAGGAAAAATAAAATGGCATTAACATCACCAGGCGTAGAAGTAACGATCATTGACCAGAGTCAATATTTACCAGCCCCAGGCGGCACTGTTCCGCTTGTAATTTTCGCAACAGCACAGAATAAAGCAAATCCATCTGGTACAGGCGTTGCTGCCGGTACTACTGCGGCTAATGCAGGTAAACTATATCAAATCACAAGTCAAAAAGACTTGGCAGATTTCTATGGTGTGCCATTCTTCTATACAACAACTGCTGGAACACCAATCCAGGGTTATGAATTGAATGAATATGGACTATTAGCAGCTTACTCATTATTGGGTTCTACTAATCGTTGCTATACTTTACGTGCTGACATTGATTTATCAAGTTTAGTTGGTTCAGTTGGACGTCCTTCAAGTGCTCCAGATGATGGATCATATTGGTTAGATACCACTAATTCTACTTGGGGTATCTTTGAATGGAACGCTACTACCGGTAAATTTACAAGCAAAACTCCTATAGTTATAACTGATGCTGATACTTATATTAGTGGTGGCAGACCAGTTGCTAGTTTGGGTAATATTGGTGATTATGCGATAAACGCTACTATTGAATATCCAACTACAAATAATCAATATTTTTACAAAACTCCATCTAATGTTTGGAGAACAATTGGTGGAACTGCATGGTCACAAGCATGGCCTGCCGCGCAAGGAACTAATTCTAATCCTTCTTTAACAGCAGCTAATACATTTACTATTTCATTACTTGGATCAACTACAACAATTACTGTTCCCGCAGGTCCTAATAATACTGTAGCAGGAGTTGCCGCTGCTATTAATGCTAAGGGATGGACACATTTGACAGCTGGTGTAACATCAGGCAAGTTATGCATATATTCATCACAGCCTAATCTATTGACTGCTGATGCTGACGCAATGATAACGATTGGTGCTGGAACTGGAACAGTGTTAGCTGATTTAGGAATAACTGCGGGTGATTATTATCAACCGGCAGTAGCACTTGGTACTTCTTCAGAAATGCCATTGTGGAGTTCAAGTCAAACAATGCCTCACCCAACTGGCTCAGTCTGGGTTAAAGTTGGTGCATCTGGATTAGGTGCTAACCCTATAGTATCTAAATATAGCGCAACAACAGGATCATGGAGAGCACAAAATGTTACATTGGCTCCAAATGATTGGAGTAATACTTCCATGTTAGATGCTACTGGTGGACAAGCTATACCGGCCGGAACTATATACGGTCAATATTCAAGCAGCGGTGTTGCTGGTTATCCATTGGCAGTTATGTATTCTACATTTTTGTTTGAAAGAGCAGTAACTGGTCCTACTGTAGCAACTGGTACAACAACTGATTTTGCTATTAATTTAAACTTTACTTTGTCATCAGCAATTTTGTATGTTCAAACAAGTATCCCAAATAGTGAATCACTATCAAGTACATTTGAAGTTACTATCCCTGATAATTGCACACCAACACAGTTTGTAACTGCTTGGTCAGCAGCAAATATCACATATACAACTGCTTTAGTAACAACTGACGGTGCTGTACAATTAATACATACTGAAGGCGGCGAAATAGTAATGAATGATTTGATTCAAACTTCTGGTGCGAATCAAGGATTTTCAGCTGGCATACTATCAGCAGCAGGGTTTATTGCTAATGAAACAACTTATTGCAAGTCAGGAGACGGTGTATATTCTTATTTTAATGTTGCTGCAAGTAGCACCTCAGGTAGTGGTATAAGTGCTGTACTAAATATAGCAATTGAAAATGGTATCTATATACCGGACGGAGCAGCTACACCTGGCACTGGTTATGTTGTAGGAGATACTATAACGGTTAACGGTGCTACTTTAGGAGGAAGTACTCCTGGTAATAACTTAGTAGTAAGAGTAACTTCAATAGATGGCTCAGGTGGCGTAACTAATTATGTTTTTGTATCCGGCGGTCCAACCCTTACAAATTGGCTTGGTGTACAAATCAGTAACTGGGTTCCATTACTGTTTACTGCTAACGAAGGTGCTCCAGTAGGAATGCCTGCTAATGGTCAAAACTGGTTCTGGAGCGTAGTAGATCAAGCTGATATTATGGTTCAATCCGGTGGTCAATGGAATGGTTATGCTAACATTGGTTATGATACTAATGGTTTCCCTTCTCCATCAGCAACTCCAGGACTAACAGATCCAAATGGTCCTATCATTGCTGCGTCTGAACCAACTACGCAAAGTGATGGCACAACAGCATTAGCGTATGGTGATTTGTGGATCAATACAAGTGATTTAGAAAACTATCCAGTATTAAATCGTTGGCAAAGTGTGTCTGGTGTGGATCAATGGGTATTGTTAGACAATGCTGACCAAACAAGTTCAAGTGGCGTAGTATTTGCTGATGCTCGTTGGGCGACAAACGGAGATACAAATCCAGTAAATGATCCTATCCCAACAATCGTAAGTTTGTTGTCAAGTGATTATTTAGATTTAGACGCACCTACTGCGACACTATACCCAACAGGCATGTTGTTATTCAACACACGCCGTTCAGGTTATAATGTTAAGGCATATCAATCTAACTACTTCACAAGTACTAAGTATCCAGATGATACATTACCAACAGTAACATCTACTTGGTTAAGTGAAAGTGGATTGAAATCAAATGGTAGTCCATATATGGGTCGTCAAGCACAACGTAACATGGTTGTTAAATCATTACGTTCAGTTGTTGACACTAACTATGACATTCGTGATGAAGATAACTTCTTCAACTTAATGGCTACTCCAGGTTATCCTGAACTACAACCTAACATGGTTGTATTGAATGCTGATCGCGGCGAAACAGGTTACATCATAGGTGACACACCAATGAGATTGCCAGCAGATGCTACAGCAATTCAAGCATGGGCAACTAATGCCGCAGGCGCAACTGCTACAGGCGAAGATGGTTTAGTAACACGTAATACATACTTAGGATTGTTCTATCCAAGTGGTATCACAAGTGACCTAAGCGGTAACTTAGTTGCTGTTCCACCAAGTCACATGATGTTACGTACATTTATCAGAAATGATACTATTGCTTATCCTTGGTTAGCGGCAGCAGGTACACGTAGAGGTACTATTGACAATGCTACAAACATTGGTTATATTGATAACGCTACAGGTGAATTTGTAACTACTAAGACACGTATTGGTATTCGTGATGTATTGTATATCAACTTTATCAACCCATTAGTATTCTTTACTGGTATTGGATTACTAAATTACGGTAACAAGACAAGTTTCAATAGTTCTAGCGCATTAGATAGAGTTAACGTAGCACGATTAATTGCGTATGTACGTAGACAATTAACATTAGCAGCAAGACCGTTTGTATTTGAACCTAACGATGCGTTGACACGTAATCAAATCGCAGGTGTTATTCAAACATTGATGGTAGATTTAGTTGCTAAACGCGGTATCTATGACTACTTGGTAATTTGTGACGAAAGTAACAATACACCAGCTAGAATAGACAGAAATGAACTTTGGGTTGATGTTGCGCTTGAACCAGTTAAGGCAGCTGAATTCATTTACGTCCCGGTTCGTGTTCTAAACACAGGTGAGATAGCATCATTATAATAAGCTAAGATAACCCCGAAAGGGGTTATCAGTTTATTTAAGATAAATAAGATTAACAGGAGAAACATAAAATGGCAACAGCCTCACAATCATTGTTCAACATGACAGTAGCATCTGATAATGCCGGTGGCAATCAGGGCTTACTAATGCCAAAACTACAATTTAGATTTAGAGTAAACTTTTTGAATTTTGGAGCAGATACAAGCACAGTAGAATTAACTAAACAAGTTATTGACTGCTCACGTCCGCAAGTACAATTCCAAGAAATTACAGTACCAATTTACAACTCAACAATGTATTTGGCAGGTAAGGCAACATGGCAAACAATGTCAATCAACATTCGTGATGATGCTTCAAACAGTGTATCTAAGTTAGTTGGTCAACAACTACAGAAGCAAATGGACTTTGTTGAGCAAGCAAGTGCTGCTTCAGGACAAGATTATAAGTTCCAAACAAATATCGAAATTCTAGACGGCGGTAACGGTGCTAATGCTCCTATCGTTTTAGAAACTTGGGAATTGTATGGATGCTTTGTTCAAACAGCTAATTACAATACATTGAATTATGGTACTAACGAAGCAGTAACAATCTCAATGACATTACGCTTTGATAACGCAATTCAAGCTCCAATTGGATCTGGTGTTGGTGCTACAGTTGGAAGAACTCTAGGTTCTATTGCTACTGGTATCGGTGGTTCACTATAATACGAACCACATTTAACGAAATCTAAGCTATGGCTGGATTTTTTCAAGACCAACTACAAAACGCTGCCGGAACATTTTTCGGCAGCGATTTCCTACGTGATTACACCCATGCTAGTAAGACATTTAGACCTAACTCATATCAAAATGCGCCTAAGTTTAAATTCTTATTCCATGTATATTTTGATGTCAATCCGGCAGCAGGCGCTCCATCAGCAAACTACGGTCTACTAGTAAAAACAGTAAAACTTCCTAGCTTCAACTTTGAAGTAGCAACAATGAATCAATACAATCGTAAGAGATTGATTCAATCAAAAATAAAATATGAGCCAGTTGATATTACTTTCCATGATGATAATGGTAGTGCTATTGGTACCCCAACAGCAGTGGGTAGTGTAAGAAATTTATGGAAAGCATATTATAATTACTATTATGCAGACGGCACAAAACCACAAGTTGTGTTTGCAGGTAATAGAGGTGCTAATACAGGTAAACAAGTAGCAGGTGGCGGAGCAATAAGTTCACCCACTGAAGCAACATATAACAGTCGTAATCAATATAAACCATCTATAACTGGTAATGATGATTGGGGTTATATAGGTGACACAACAAACCCCGCTGGTGAAAAAATACCTTTCTTTAAGAATATAACTATATTTGGTTTTAGTCAACATAACTTTGCGGCATATACTTTAATCAATCCAGTCATAACAAGATTTAGCCATGATACATATGATTATAATCAAGGTACTGGTACTATGGAAATGCAAATGGGCATTGACTATGAAACTGTAGTCTATAATGAAGGTGCTATGGACGGAGCAAAGCCAAGCGATATTGTTACTGGATTTGGCGATCAAGCTAACTATGATAGAACATTAAGCCCTATTGCAAGACCAGGATCTCAATCAAAAATATTAGGTACAGGTGGATTAGTAGACGGCGTTGGTGGTGCGATAAATTCGTTTGCCAATGGTGATATTTTGGGCGGTATTAAAGCGGCAGGCACAACATATAATACATTTAAAAATACTAATTTATCAAAACTTGCGGCCGCTGAGGTTACTAATGCCGCAATAAATTATGTAGCACAAACTCCAAATAGAAACTTAACCGTATCTACTCCTATATACGGAGGTTCAGGTGGGTCAGGATA